CAGGACAGCATCTCCTTGCCTGATGCGCGGCTGACGTGCTTGCGCCAGCTCCAGGAAGTGACCTCCAGGTCGCTGCCTTCCAGGCCCATGATGTCGTCGTTGCGCAGCTCCAGCTTCTTGCGCTCTGGCTCTGGGAATGGATGGCCACAGGCTGGGCACTGCGCCACGGCAATGGCGCACAGCTCGCCACAGTTGTCGCAGACCTTGACTGGCGCTTCCCCGTTGCCATCGCCTGCCTTCTTGGGCGGCTGCACTGCAGTGATCGGCCCATGCGTGGCCACCACGCCAGCAAAGTCCAGCACCAGGCAGTGATCGAGGTGGCTTTTGACCCGCATGCCGCGGCCGGCCATCTGGACGTACAAGCTGGCAGACATGGTCGGGCGCAGCATGGCGATCAGGTCGATGTCAGGGTAATCGAACCCGGTGGTCAGCACGTTGGCATTGGTCAAGGCACGCAGCCGGCCGGCCTTGAACTCGGTCAGCAGGCGCTCGCGCTCCTTCTTGGGCGTCTCGCCAGTCACGCACTCCGCGGCCACGCCACGCTGGCGCAGGACTTCGGCCACATGGTGCGCGTGTTTGACGCCAGTGCAGAAGAGCAGCCAGGCCTTGCGCTCGCCTGCCAGCTCGATGATCTCGCGCACCACCTTCTGGTTGTTGTCGTCGGTGTCGACTGCAGCCTGCAGCTCGGACTCGATGAACTCGCCACCACGCTTGTGGACGCCAGTGGTGTCCAGCTTGGCCTTGGTGACCTTGCTGCGCAGCGTGGCCAGGTATCCCTTGAACACCAGCTCTTCGATGCTGACAGGCTCGATCAGGTCATCGAACAGCGCAGGCTTGTCGGTGATCAGGCCGTGCCCCAGGCGGTAAGGCGTTGCCGTCAGTCCGATGACACGCAACGCAGGGTTGATGGCCTTCAGGTCGGCCAGGAACTGGCGATACCCGCCTTCGTCCTTGTGGTTGACCAGGTGGCACTCGTCGATGATCACCAGGTCAACGTGGCCGATCTGCTTGGCCTTGGTGCGGATGGACTGGATGCCTGCGAAGGTGATCGGCTCCCCGAGTTGCTTCTTGCCGATGCTGGCGCTGTAGATGCCCAGCGGCGCGCCAGGCCAGTGCTGGCGCATCTTCTCGGCGTTCTGCTCGATCAACTCCTTGACGTGCGTCAGCATCAGCACCACGGTCTCGGGCCAGTTCTGCACCGCGTCCTTGCATAGCGCGGCCACGATGTGGCTCTTGCCGGATCCGGTCGGCAGCACCAGGCATGGATTTCCTGCGTGGCCTGCCTCGAACCACGCATAGAGCTGGTCGATGGTTCGCTGTTGGTAGTCTCTCAACATGGTCATTCGGTCTCGTAAAGCTCACAGGATTCTGAGCAGCCACCATCGGCGTACAGATCAAGTTGAATCGGTGCTCTAGCCATCATGTCTTGGTGCATGTTGGCCATCTGTCTCAGCGCCTTGACTGAAGTGCGGCCACGGAAAAACACGCGGTCTGGTGCATCGTGATACTTTTCAAATTCAGCTCCGACACGGCCATACTGCTGCTCCATGCGCTCGAAGAAATCGAATTGACTTGGGTCTTCGTTGTGAAGCTGAATCAGCTTCTTGAAGCTCTTTTTCCAGCATGTCTTGCAGTTGCCTTGGTGCTCTTGAAGTTGCAGATCAAATGGCTGGTCCTCCCACCAGTCAATGACATCTTGTTTGTCTGCTGGAAACCAGTCGACCAGTGGATAGACAACAAGACGAGACTTGTCGTCCTTCACTCGGCGCAGTTCATCAGTCCGAATACCAATGGCAAGCTCATAGTCCAATTTGTCCCATCCAATTTCTCGCAGATACGACTCAATTGGATAGCGTTTTAGATTGCGAGTGCATTGCGGCGCTTGTTGATTTGTGATCCCATATTTTTGGATCATCTGCTCAAACGGCTCGCCATTTCGTGCTGCTGTTGAAAACGACACTTCTTTGTGGCGAATGCCTTGCCCTTTTTCTGGGTTTGTGACTGCCTCAAGCCACACGGTCTTGAATCCAAAATGAGTGTCGCAGTCATGTACAAATTGCAACGTGGCTTCGTTTTCAAAACCAGTGTTTGCAAAGATGATCTTGATCTCATATTCATTGGACTTGGAATCCAAGATTTTCTTGGCCATGTATCCAGAAGTGCGTCCACCAGAGAACGAGATGACAAGTTTTTTCATCCCACAATCCTCGCGTCAAAGGTTGCGCGCAGCTCTTCCACATACTCATCTCCCAGGCTGCACATCGTTGGGTTCACGAGAATCTCGCGGCTGGTGTAGACATGCGCATCGCCTTCACCGTTGGCCACATCGCGGCCTTCGATGACGTAGACAGCCGTCCACTGGTCCAGGCCGTCCTTGCGCTCCCAGGGAACCAAGTCAGGGTGCAGGACGTGACTGTCGCAAGCCTGGCGCTGGAACTCGACAGGGATGCCATCGGCCTCGTGGCGCTCGCAGCGCCATGTGCTGTCCTCCTTGGCCGTGCTGTGCGCGCAGGTGCGGCAGTTGACGTGCTTGGTGGTCTTGGTCTCGTGGCAGAACTCGTGCGCATCGCAGAACTTGCACTGATACCAGCTCGGGTCGGTGCTGATGGGTGGCGGCATGCGGTCCTCCAGCGCCAGCCTGCGGCCGCGTGCGATGAACTTCTCGGCCACCTCTTTGTCGTAACGCACACGCTCGGTGTAGATGCGGTCATCGTCCTTGCAGACGGCCACATACAGGGCGCGGTCGATCTCGGTGCCGTGCATGTAGAGCTGCATCTGGACGAAGTGCTCGGGCTTGGACTTCTCGACCCCGTTCTTCTCCAGGTCGGCAAAGCTCTTGGAGCTGTGCGTCTTGAACTCGGCCACATGGCGCTTCTTGGGCGCTGCAGGCACGCCAGACTCGATGATGGCGTCGATGCTGCCGGACACATGCGCACCGAAGTCCACGCGCGCCTGCTGCCGGCTCGTGCGAACGTCCATGCCAATGGCGCGCAGGTCCGACACGATGGTGGCCTCCTCCATCTGGCCACGCCTGAACAGGCGCAGGATGCGGCCAGGAAACTGGGGCTGGACGGCCCAGCGAAACGACAGCCACAGCCACCTGTCACATGGGTGACCCAACTGGCTGCAGCCCATGTGTGGCCTGGGCGGCTCTGCCTGCTTCTCGTGGTGCTTGTCGATCAGGCCTTGGATGCTATGCTCTGGTTCGGGTATTTTCATGGTGCCCACTCTCCTTCTGTAGTTGCCAACTTGCCCCAGTCCTCTCACGAGGCTGGGGCTTTTCACTTCACTTCTTCTGCCAGGGCGGCGCGGCCTTGGCCGGCGCTGCAGAGGCTGCAGGAGCTGCTGCAGGAGCTGCAGCGGCAAAGGTGGGCGCTGCGCCACCATTGACGGCCTTGAACCCCTTCACATCATTGCTGGCCTCGTAGGTCTTGCCAGTCTTGTCGTCGGTGCGCGCAGGGCGCACGTCCAGCTTGACCTGGATGCTGGCACCGATGAGCTGATCGGTGTCCTGGACCTTAGCCAGGCCGATGGCGCGCATGATCTCGCCAAGCTGCTGGCGGCCGATCTCCTCAGCCTTGGCGCTGGCATTCTTGATGTTGAGGTTGCCGAAGACCACGCGGCCCTGGTGAGTCGGCCCGGTGATGTCGTAGCGCAGCTTGATGTACTGGCCATCGCCAGCGACCGTGCTCTTCAGCTCTGCCTGCGTGATGTTGGCCGTGTACCATCCAGCCGGCAGCGGCTCGAAGTTGTTGGTGCCCTGGGGCAGGTCAGATGCTGCAAAGGTTTGTCCGAGAAAAGCCATGATTTACTCCTTGGTGGTGATGGGTTCAATGGTGAAAGAAGGGCGGCCAGGTTTGGCCGTGATTGCTCCGGCGAGTGCTTTGGTGATGGACTCATCTGTCGCCTTCCAGATGGCCATGTTGATTTCCGGCTTCCACCGGAAAAGTGTGCTCAGGTGATCGGTCAGTCCGTGCTCGGCGGCCAGCTCCTGCACCTTGTCGGCGTCGACCTTGCGGTCGATGCGGCCGACGATCTTGATGGCGAAGCCAGGCGTCTTGACGTTCTCAGTGCCTTCGGTCTGCTCCGAAAAACCAGCCAGCTCGCGCATGGCATCCTCGAAGTCACGGCGGCGCTCGGTGGCCTTGCGCTCGGCCTCTTTGGCCTCCAGCCATTGGGCGGCCAGTTGTTCCATCGACTTGGTCATGATCACTTCCCTCCGATCTTGGCGATGATGGCTCCCAGATCAGGAGCCTCCCAGGCGTCCAGCTTCCCGCTGCGGTCCTTGGCCAGCCAGAGGCCGTCCGAGTCGCACATCAGGGCGCGCTGGGTGTTGTTCTCGCTGTCCTTCTCGACACGCAGCGCCAGCACCTCGTCGAAGAAGTAAGGCAGCGCCTGGCCGGTCTTGTTGCCAGGCATCGATGGCGCATACAGCACGCGGCCCATCTCGTCCTGGGTCTTCTCCAGCTTGGCGCTCATGTAGACGTGCCGGCCAGGCAGATCGCGGAATGCGCGGATGATGTCGGCCATCTGCTCCTGCATCGCACCGTAGGCCTGGCGTGGGTCTTTGGTGGCCTTCTTCTCGGCATTCAGGACCACCTCAGCGATCTCGCTGATGGAGTCGAGCGCCACCGACTGGAACCCCTTGGCCTCGTCGGACTGAGTCAGCCAGGTGTAAGCCTCCCGCAGCGTGTCCATGTCGCTGATCTCGATGAAGGGCAGGTCGGCGTCCTGGATGGACAGCAGGCCTCCTTCAGCAGACAGCACGATGGGCTGCGGCAGGGTCTTGATCAGTGAGGTCTTACCTGCACCGGCCTGGCCGTAGACCAGGACTTTCACACCGTTGGCAGACAGGCTGCCGGTCGTCTTTACGTTGATTGCCATGTTGGCTCTCCTTCTTGGTTGCTGCGCCTTCGGGCAATTCCGTTCGCGCAGTGGTTGAACTTTACCACGGTTTCCGGTTAAGATGTCAACACCTTGCGAAAATTTATCCAGAAAGAGAGGTCAGCGATGACGACACAGGAAGCAATCGACCATTACGGCAGCGTGAAAAAGCTGGCCGATGCGCTCGGAATATGGCCACAGGTGATCTACACCTGGGGCGACACGCCACCGATGGCGAGGCAGTACGAGCTGGAGGTCAAGTCAGGCGGCACATTGAGAGCAGATCGGCAGGTGGTCAATGGCTGATCTCTCCAAAGTCCTGGGCGGCCCCTGGTCGCCACCACCAGAGAAAAGAGTTGCACCACCAGAAGAGCAACTGATCGACGCCATCAAGTCGGCCGGCCTGGAGCCACCAGAGCAGGTGATCCTGGACGGCAAGATTCACAGGTTCAGGTCCGGCACCAAGGGCACAGGCGGCAAGGGCGGCGACAAGCCTGGCTGGTATCTGGTTTTCGGTGATGGCGTTCCGGCCGGCCGCTTCGGCTGCTGGAGAGCTGGCGTCGAGGTGACCTGGCGCGCAGACATTGGGCGCAAGCTCACATCGAGTGAGGAGATGGCACACGCCAGGCGAGTGGCCGAGGCCAAGGTGCTGCGCGATGCCGAGCTGGAGCGCCAGCACCAGGTGGCTGCCGACACGGTCGAGAAGATTTGGTCATCGGCCTCCGCGGCACACCCAGATCACCCTTACCTGGCGCGCAAGGGCATCAAGACGCATGGCGCGCGCATCACAGGCGATGGCAGGCTGGTGGTTCCTCTGTACGATCAGGACGGCACACTCTCCAGTCTGCAGTACATCAGCCACGATGGCGGCAAGCTATACCACCCAGGCGGCCAGACAGGCGGCAAGTTCTGGATGGTGGGCACGATGGACGAGCCTGGCACGCTGTTTGTGGCAGAAGGGTTCGCAACCGCGGCGACCATTCACGAGACCACCAGCAGGCCGGTGGTGGTGGCCTACAGCGCCAGCAATTTGGTGCCGGTGACTGGCAGCTTGCGCGAAATGTACGGCGCGACACAGGACATCGTGATCGTGGCCGACAACGACAAGTCTGGGGTGGGACAGCGATACGCGGAACAGGCCTCGGCCAAATTTGGAGCGAGGATGGTCATGCCGCCAATCGAGGGAGACGCAAACGATTATGCACAGGCAGGGCATGACTTGGCCAGTCTGCTGCTGCCAAAAAGCAACTGGCTGATCCCGGCCGACGACTTCTCGGCCCAGCCGGCCCCGATCTCCTGGCTGGTCAAGCGCTGGCTGCAGAGCCAGGCGCTGATCATGGTCCACGGCCCATCTGGCGGCGGCAAGACCTTTGTGGTGCTCGACTGGTGCCTGCGCATGGCCAGCGGCATGGCTGAGTGGTGCGGCCAGAAGGTGCGGCCAGGCAATGTGGTCTACCTGGCCGGCGAAGGCCACCACGGCCTGCGTGGTCGCGTGGCAGCCTGGAAGCACCACCACCAGGCAGGCTCCCTGGCCATGTGGCTGTCCAAGGACGGCTGCGACCTCAACACCCCGGCCGGCTACCTGCAGGTGGTTGAGCAGGTGCGAGGCCTGCCGGAGAACCCGGCCATCATCGTGGTCGACACCCTGCACCGATTCTTGGCCGGCGACGAGAACAGTGCCCAGGACGCCAAGACCATGCTGGACGCCTGCAACAGCCTGATGAACGAGTTCAACTGCAGCGTGATCTTGGTTCACCACACTGGCGTGGCCGAAGAGGCCCAGCACCGAGCGCGCGGCTCCAGCGCCTGGCGCGGCGCGCTGGACATCGAGATCAGCATCGTGCCAGGCAAGGATGGCGTGCCCATGCAGATCGTGCAGCGCAAGTCCAAGGATGCCGAGCTGGCCCAGACCGTCCACGTTGAGCTGCAGCAGGTCACCATCCCAGGCTGGTATGACGAGGACAACCAGCCGGTCACCTCCGCGGTGATCGTCCAGGCCCAAGCTCCGACAGTGGCCAGGAAGGACAGCAAGATCGACAGCCATCGCAAGACCTTCGAGAACGCCTGGTGGGCGTCCGGTGCTGAGGAGCGTAATGGTTTACCCTACCTCAGCAGGTCGGCAATGGTCGACTACCTGGTCCAGAAAATGGACGTGAGCGAGGCCTCGGCCAAGGTCTACATCAAGCCAAGCGCCACCGGAAAACCCATTGCAGACCTGCTGGTGGCCGAGATCATCGAGGCCTTCGAGCACGGCTGGCTGGTGGTCAACGATGCGCACGCCAGCTCCATGCTGATCCGAAAGTCGGAGCGCTGAGATGAGTTATCCACAGACTTATCAACAGGTCCAGGAAGGGAACAAGGTAACGGAACGGAAAAAAACGGAATTCCATTCCCTGGGCAAAACGGCGGAAAAAGGGAACGGAACGGAACACACACCTTTAGGTGTGTTCCCAGTTCCCTTCCGACGCGGCGCGTTTCCATGCCGCAGGCTGGTTGAAACGCAGAGAAAAGTTATCCACAGAAAAGTAAGCAGGCACTAACATGACACAGACCAACGTGAACGAGATGCTGGCCGGCCGTGAAGGTCGGTATGGCAGCTTCCAGGGACATGCCAGGATCAGCCAAGACCTCAAGGCTGCCATGCACGAGCGCAGCGGCTGGGATGGTCTCCAGGCCGACCAGCGTGAAGCCCTGGAGATGATCCAGCACAAGATCGCGCGCATCCTGAACGGCGATCCGAACTACGCCGACAACTGGGTCGACATCGCAGGCTACGCCACCCTGGTGGCCAACCGGCTGGAAAAAGAGGACAATGCAGCATGACCACAAAATCCCACAAAGCAAAGGCCGCGGCGAAGAAGCCGGTCAGGAAGCACGAGAACAAGGCCGACATCTGCGCCTTGGTGCTCTCGGGCATGCGTGGCGGTCTGAGCGCCTTCAAGGCATGCGAGGCGGCTGGCGTGTCGCAGAGCACGTTCAACCTGTGGCTGAATGAGGACGCAGAGCTGGCTGCAGAGTACGCGCGCGCGCGCGAGGACTTGATCGAGCGCATTGCCAACGAGGTGATCGAGCTGAGTGATGCCGATGTCGGCCTGCAGCCGGATGGCAAGAAGGACTGGGCGGCGGTGCAGAAGCACAAGCTACAGGTCGACACCCGCAAGTGGCTGCTGTCTAAGCTGGCACCGAAGAAGTACGGCGACAAGCTGGAGCTGACTGGCGACCCTGACCGGCCGCTGGCCATCCAGAAGATCGAGCGCGTGGTGGTCGGAAAGTGACGACCCTGCGCATCGAGACCCCACAATGGGCGCTGCCGCTGCTGGAGCCTGCGCGCTACAAGGGAGCCTTCGGCGGCCGCGGCTCCGGCAAGTCGCACACCTTTGCCGAGATGCTGATCGAGGCCCACATCATGGACCCGACCAGCCGGTCGGTCTGCGTGCGCGAGGTCCAGAAGTCCCTGGCGCAGTCGGTCAAGCGCCTGCTGGAGCTAAAGATCGAGGCCATGAACGCTGGCGCTTACTTCGAGGTCCAGGAGGCCGTGATCAAGTCCAAACGCGGCGACGGCCTGATCATCTTCCAGGGCATGCAGAACCACACGGCAGACTCGATCAAGTCGCTGGAGGGCTACGATCGTGCCTGGTGCGAGGAGGCACAGAGCCTCTCCCAGCGCAGTCTGGACCTGCTGCGGCCGACCATCCGCAAGCCAGGCTCCGAGCTGTGGTTCACCTGGAACCCGAGCCAGTCCAGCGATCCGGTCGACCAGCTTTTGCGTGGCGACAAGCCACCACCGGACTCGGTGGTGCTGGAGGTCAACTTCGACGACAACCCATGGTTCCCGGACGTGCTGCGCTCCGAGATGGAGTACGACAAGTCACGAGACCCGGACAAGTATGCGCACGTCTGGCGTGGCGGCTACCTGCAGAACAGCAGCGCGCGCGTCTTCCGCAACTGGAAGATCGAGGAGTTCGAGGCACCGAAGGACGCCATTCACCGGCTTGGCGCTGACTGGGGCTTTGCCACTGATCCGACCGTCCTGGTGCGCTGCCACATCGTCGGCCGCACGCTGTACATCGATCACGAGGCCTACATGGTGGGCTGCGAGATCATGAACACGCCAGAGCTGTTCATGACCGTGCCGGAGGCCGAGAAGT